TCCACCACGCGCGCGCGGTAGCGGTCCTGCATGGCCGTGGCGTCATCTTGCGTAGCCTCGTCGGCCAGCAGCACGGCGAAGGTCGGGGTGCCGTCGTTGGTCACCACCTGGCGGACGTATTTGGTGGCCTCGTTGTCCGCCGCGATGGACGCCAGCGCCGTGGCCCCGCGGGGGAAGCCAAAGGCATCGGGCGTGAACGGGCGCGGCATCTCCAGGTCGCGGACGTGGATGATGTCCGCCACGTCCCGTTGCACGATGATCCCCGACCAGTTGGCGTAATCGTACCGCCGCGGGTCGCCGTCCGTGTCCACCCACACGGACTGCAACGACTCTGGGTTGATCGCCCCAAGTCGCCGCGGCAAGCCCACGCCGGACGGCCCACGGTCCATCTCCAACATGGCGTTGCCGTAGCCCAGAAAATCAATCGCCAGCCGCGCGCGCATGGTGCGGGCGGTGAACCGCGGGCCCGGGTAGTCGAGCAGGCGCTGGAGCGGGTGCGACTCGGGCACGCGCGACTCGTAGTCCCCCCGCGCGCGCAGCACGATAAGCGGCACCGACGCCACCGTGTCGGCGATCACGCGCATACAGGCGTGAACCACCGGATGCTTGCTGAACCCCTCGACGCGAATGCTCGCGCCTTCCGGCTTGTACTCCTGCGGGTTGGCCGTGCGGACCAGCGACATCTGGGGGGTGCCGCTCGCGAGCCCGTTCTGCGGCTGGCCGGTCGTGCCGGTCAGGCCGGGGAAATTGGGGTACGTCAGCGGGATCACGGCGCGGGATGCGTCGGGCGCGGTGATGTCCCCGCGCAGCGCCTTGAGGGCGAGCCCTACGCGCTCGCGCAGGGTCGGGACGGCCACAGGGGCCGGGGCGTCAGCCATGGTCCGAACGCTAGGCGCGGCATGGTCCCCGCCGCAAGTTGGCCGGTTGACTAGACCAGCCGCTAGACCACGAACGCCTCGACCTGCTTAAGCATCAAACTCGACAGCGCCCACACCAGCGCGTCCACGCGATCGGGGCTGCCGTCCATGGCGTCCGGGCGGAAGCTACTCATCTGCTGCTCTAGGATCGGGAGTTGCCCGACGTGAAACACGCGCCCCTCTTGGTACAGCGCGTACACCGGCTCGGCGCGGGCCAGTTTGCCCTTCGTGGCCCGGACATCAACGATGCGGACGCCGTGCGCCTTGTCGCCTTGCGCGGCCAGCACCGACCGCACCATGTCCCCGCCTTGGTTGACCTCGGCCACGATGCTCCCGCCCCACCGCCGTGCGGCGTCAATCGCCACTGCGCCCCATTGCGCAGGGCTATAGCGCCCGCTCAGATCCTCTAGGACGTACCCCCGCTTGTCCCGTCCTAGCCCCACGACCACGATGCCCGTTTCGTTGCTGGCCGTGTTGGCCGTGACGGCGGGGTCGACGCCCACCAGCACGCGGGCGAAGTTGTCGGGGGCTTGCTCGACGCGCGCCCGCACAATGTCTGCCCCCGTCCACAGCAGCCCCTCGGTGGCGTGCGTCCACTCGCCGAGAAAGACGTGCCGGTAGCGCTGCGGGTTCGTATCGCGCAGCCGCTCGGCTTGCTCTATGAAGCTGGGGCTAAGGTTGTGCGCGTTCTGCTGGTAGGTCGTGTGGATGTACAGCGTGTCGTCACGCCGCTCGGCCACGAACCGCTCATAGAGAAAGTGCGTCCGTGCGGCCGGGTTGAGGACGAGGACCACGCGGTTGGGGCGGTCCACCTGGCGAATGCTATAGTCGATGGTATCGAAACTCTTGGCGTCCACCAGCTCCTCGGCCTCGTCCAGCACCCAGGTCGTCACGCCTTGGATCGACTTAAGCCGCGCCGATTGGTTGCCGCTGCTGGTCTTGATGCCCCGGAACAGGATGGCCGAGCCGGTGCGCCGGTTGCGGATCGTGTCGCGCGTCACGTCGAAGTCATCTGCCAGCCCGAGCAAGTCGATCTTGTCTACAAACTCAGGGATGATCGAAATGCTGGCCGCGACCATCGTCCAGCGGGTGAACAGAATGACGTGCCCCGGCTCATACGTCAGGTTGAGCAAGAACAGCGCGATGTGGAATGATTTGCCCCCGCCGCGCCCGCCCGTCAGGAAGGCATAGCGCCACGCGGGGGCGGGGTTGAACAGCGGCTGGTAGGCGCTCAGCAGCTCCAGCGGGCGAAGCTCACCCGGCGCGCTGCTCATCCATATAGATGGTAAGGATGTGATCGGTGGCCGGTCGCGCCCAGCTATAGCGCAGGCCGCGCGCGGTCAGCCACGCCTCTAGGCGGTCGCGACTGTAGACGTTGCAGTAGGTGCCGTGGGCGAGGGTCTGGTCTACCACGATGCTGTCCTGATCGCCTTCCCCGAGCTGAAAGAACACGACCACCACGGCGCGGCGGGCGTGCGCCAGCAGCGTCTCCAACGCGTTGTGATAGCCGGGGAGATGCTCCAGCACATGGCGGCAATATGCCACGTCAGCCTGCCCGTAGTGGTCGACGCTGGCGATGCTGCCCTGCACCACCTGCGCCCCCAGCCCCTGCCCGTAGGCGACCAGCTCGGGCGTCAGCTCCACGGCCCGGTAGCCGATCCACGGGTGAGCGCGCCAGTAGGTCTGATAGTCGAGGAACGTGCCGGGGCCAAACTCTAGCACGCTCTTGGCCCCCAGCGTCTCGACCTGCTGGAACACCGCGCGGCGGCTATGCGGGTCCGACTGCGAGAGCCACCCCGCGAAGGTCGAGCCGGTGATGCCGCGCGCTTGGATGTGGTGCGACCACCACATCTCATGGGGCTGGCGTGCGCTGCCGGTTGTCTTGGTCATCGGGGCGGCTCCACATGGGGGACGGGAATCCAGGCAATAGGCGGGGTGGCAATCGGCTTGTCACCGCTGGTTAGGTCGGTGCGCTGCACGGCCTTGCCGAACGCGCGGTCTAGCAGGGCTTCGGCGGCCCGCACGTCCCCCTCGGCAGCCTTGGCGCGCAGGGCGCGGATCGTTTGCTCTAGGGCCGTCATGCCGCCCTCTTCTTCGGACAGCACGCGGGCAAGGGCCTCGCGCAGGTCCGGGAGCTTGGGCGGTCCCTTCATATTGCGGCGCGGATCGTGCCCCGGCTTGAAAGGCTTCAGGTTGGCTAGGCTCGCGGCGGGTCGCTTTTTTTTAGTCACAGGTTCCCCACAGCTAGAACGGGCGGAAGGTCGGCATCCCCAGCCCCACAAAGCGCGGCATGGGCGGCACGGGCGGCACCTCGGGCGGGTGGCTGGCCTCGACCGGCCACGGGATCGGGCCGACCGGCTGGCCCTTGGCGTGGCGCTGGTCGCGGAGGGCGAGCACGTCGGCGGTGTCGAGGTGCAGCACCCGTCGCTGGGCATCGGGGCCGTTGACCTGGCGGGCGCGGATGACGATGGGCTCAAGGTCGCACAGCTTGTGGACGGCTTGGCGGCTGACCCCAAGCAGCGCGGCGGCTTCCGGGATGGTCAGCCAATCGGGGCGGGTCGGGGTCATGGTGGAAAGCTAGCGGGCTAGGGCAGGAGGTAGTACAGCCGGTAGGTATCGGAGACGATGGCCCACGCCTCCTCGGCGCTGCGGGCGATCTCCACGCGCCAGCCGCAGGCGGTGAGCTGCTGGTGCCACGCGAGCTGCTCGGGGGTGGGCTTGGTGCGCTTGTCCGGGCGCTTGAACTCTATGGCGAGCCCGACGCAGGGCGTGCCGTGCGGCATGTGGCCGGGGCGGAAGCACAGCCAGTCGGGCACGCCCCGGCTGACGCCTTCGGCCTTGAGGATGGATGCCTCCACGATGCCACGGCGCCCGCCGTTGGGGACGGCGCAGGCGGGCCAATCGCGGGTGCGCGGGTCGAGCCGCCAGCGGGCGACGAACGCGCGCTGCACTTCGGATTCGGGATGGCGGGGCTTGCGCGGGGTGGCGGCGGGCGCGGTCACGTCCACTCCTCCGGGGTGCGGCTGGCGATTTCGCAGCACAGGTCCGACAGCCGCTCGGCCAGCGGCAGCGCCAGCGGGATGGACCGACGCCCGTCGCGGCGGGCGGTGCCGACCTCCGCGGCCAGCCATGCGGCGGC